GGCTACGAGTCTGTGCATCAATGGCTTTTTGCATATTGAATGCCTTCTCCACTGTGCCTCGACCCAACAATCGGTTAGGAACTGTGTCATCCTGATAGCTGAGAACAGGACGATCTTTCATCATGTAAGGGTTTTCCTCAGCCTTGAGCAACAAACCATCATTGGCAATCACAACAATGGCTTCAACCATGTCTGTGTAGTCTTCAGCGGCTGAGTTTTCAGGAAATAACTCTACGATTTCCTTGTTTTCCTTCATGTTATTGAGGTACTCACGAGGCACAAGACCATAGTAGGTCAGCAAAAGCACCTTTTCATCCTGATACTGAGAGACTTCTTGGGTCGGCTCAAGGTCAGTGTCTTCATAAGTAGGGGTGATGTCTACTTTGCGGTAGATGCCCTTCTCAATACCAGCCACAATTTTGTGGATTGAGACATATTTCTCGATAGCCACGCCCATGCAGTCATCAATGGATGTGCCATTGGGGTCAAAGAGGAAGTTCTTTGGGTTGACAGGCATGATCTTGACAGCAATCCTGTCTCTTTCAATCACACCAATTGCCGCTTGACCGGGCTGACCGGGGATGGGCTGAGTGGCAGGAACAAATTCTTTCTCAGTTTTGACAATAATCTCGCCAATACCTGTGCCGTAGATTTCAGCCATCAACTCAATTTGGTCAATGGATTTGCGAATTTTGTCTTTCTTGAAGTCTTCCATCAGTTGAGCTTTAATCATCTCAACATCAATGGGGTTGCCGTTCACATCTTGGATATTGTCTTCAATGTCAAAGAACTCGCCTTGACCAAAGATTGCTTCCATGATCTCGGCATGACGAGTCTCAACTGCTTGCTGAGTGGCAGGGGTTACGATACGGCTACGTTCAGACTCACGGGTTTTGTCTTCAGAAGCCCATTGACCTCGGAAGATACGCTCATACTCTAGCCAATCAGGGAGGAAGTTGACATCTCGGTAGTCACGCCAGCGTTGGCAATGGTCAACAACAAAATCTGTCAGTTCTTTATCAGCCTCCGTAGGCTCATAAAACTCGTTTTGCTCTAACTTGATTTGTTTTTCTGTTGCCATAGTGTTACCTTATTGATGAACCAATTGTATTTCCCATTGGGTCAGAATAAAAAATTTTGTTAACTAGCCTGTTAAAAATCCCATTTTCATCTGTGGGTGTTTTTTGTCTACGAGCTAAATCTCGCATAATTGCCGCTTCTTGTGCCATTGTTGCATCAATATGCGAAGAAGATGGCTGAACAGGATATGGAGCATTTGTAGCAAAATTTCCAACTCCAAATGATCTTAGCTCGTTTGGACTTTTTCTATATTCATTCATGCCAGACAAAGGCATTTTTGTTTCTTCTCTAAATTTTGTATAAGCATCAAAAAACTGTTGCTCGTCATTTGATCTTAAATTTTTAGGAATCAATTGAATAGACATGGCTTTATTTGCAAGTACACCATCTAAAGCATGATTCAATTCATGTGGATAAATAGCTTCTGTTGCGCCTTTTCCTAAATTAATTCTAAGCAAATTTTTCCATGCATCAAAAGAACCATATGCATCATTGGGCAATTCTTGAAATTCTGCTTGTGTTTTAGGATATGCGTTATTTTGTAAAAGTAAGGTTACAAGTTCATTTAGCGTGGTATTTGGCGTATTAATTTCCTTGGCATACTTTTCTTCAAGAGTGCCTTTTGGAATTTTATATTGCTCAAATAATCCAGTTGCCATTTAAATCCCCGAAATTATGTCTAATGGTTGCCAATCATCTTCTTGGTCATCCTCAAAGTATGAAGTAACAGCCAGTTGGTCAATGTAAGATAAGGCATCGGGTAAGTCATCATGCACACCTTGGGCAGGGAACATCAAGAGTTGATCTTTGAATTCATCCCAATCTTCCTCGGAGTTCAGCACGATTCTCCCATGCTCAAATCTTCCTTGAAGTGACCAAATAATACGATCGGCTTTTTTGCGATTGCCGTGGGTCAAGTCAACTATGTGTGAATATACATTATTTTTCCGCATTAAGTCACTCAAATACGGCAAAACTGCGTTTTTTAACGCCCCCCTCTCGATTCCGACACTCATTGGGCGGTATTCCCTGATTTTCAGCAGGATGGTGGCGGCTGTCTCCCTGATGTCCCACCGCCCAAAGGCAATCTCCTTGACAAACCATTTCCCATCATCTGTCACCTTGACCACGGCAATGGCAGTCTGGTCTAGACGCTTCTTGGAGTTAGCCGCCTGTTTAGCCACTTCCTCGAAACCAGCCAAGTCACAGGCAATGAAGTAGCTTCCATACTCAGGCTCAGTCCCATATTTGAGCCATTCTTCCTTGAAGACATCTGAGCCAGCATTGTCAAAGGATGCCATATACTCTTGCTTAAAGGCAAAGGTGCTAAGGGTCTTCTTTGCACTCTCAATTTCTGAGGGGTCTATCAGGGGGTTGTCTTTGGTAGTGAAGTGCCAACTTTTCCAGTCTTTTTCTTCTCCAGACGAGCCAAGTTTGAAGATGTCATAGAAGAAGTTGCGACCTTTGGGAGTGCCGATGAACATAGCTCTGCCTTTTTTATCAGACAGAGAAGCACGAATAACCTGTTCCCAAGCCTCGGGTTTGATGTCGGCAACCTCGTCAAGCACAGCGTAGGTGAGTGACACTCCTCGCAAAGTATCTGGTCTATCTGCACCTCTAACATAGATTTTTGCTCCGTTTATCAGGGTGATGTCCATGTTGTTGATGTGGCTAGACTGAATGACATCTCTGCCCAACTCCATCAAAACATCCCAAATAATCTGCCTAGCCTGACCATTGGTAGGCGCAACATACAGCACAGCCGAGCCAGCAGTACATTGCAGTCCTTCAATCAGGAGGGTAACGGCTGAGAGGCGTGACTTACCGCACCTGCGACCAGCGGCAATGACTTTAAACCTTGTTTTATCAGCAAAGACTTCTTGTTGCCAAGGCAGGAGACTGAAGTTCAAATCAGACATCTTTGCTTTCTATATCTTCTGCCTCTAGGACAGGGTTTTCCCCAATACTGACACCACCAATGCCTGAGATGGTGATGTTGACTGCGGAGCGTTGTTTACCTTCTTTCTCAAACAGGGAGACAGGGAGCATTCTGTCCATACAGAGTTTGAGTGCCGCCATTTGAGCAGGGTGTTCGTCATTCATGGCAATCTCAACTGCCTTGTAGACAACATTAGAACCAGCACTGTTTATCAGGAGTTCTTTGAGTTCTTTGATTTTCTGTTGTTCAGTCTTAGGTAAGACGAGTGCAGAGGGGTTGTCTGCGTATTTGGATAAGGTCATCTTTCCTGAACCACGAGGACGACCTTTTTTCTTCAGGTTATCAGGAAGTGCATCTACAGCGTTCATCTTTTGTCCAATTAAAGGAAGAAGGTTGTTGGTGGCTCCCATGAGGCAGGGTTGGGCGCAATCCAACAATGAAAAACTCCCACGGAACCAAACCGTTTCCACCAACAAGTATGGAGACTAAAACGAGCGGAGCGATTCTGGAGCGTCCTCCATCAGTTCGCTTACCATTTGCCATAATCTCCATGCGTCTTGGAAGTTAGTACACACTTTACACGAGAAAAAGAATCTTGTATAGTGCAGACAAACGGGGGCATCACCCACCCCTCTATGCGGTTGAGCCGACCAAGTAGGATAAGCGTAGTGAACCATGTAGTTCTTCAGTAAAGCACAGACTTGAACGGGGCTAGTAGCGTGGAGAGTAAGGACTGACAACCTTCTCTAACTTAGATAAACGAGAGGCTCTCCTTTAAAAAGGACACCACCCAATACGGGTGACATTCCTATTTCGTCTTCTCCCCTAATCCAGATAGCCATTGTTTAGTGTTGTACGCTTAGATTGCTTTTTGAGTGCAGAGGAGGCTCCACAAATATTTACAACACTACGCACACCCCCTCCCCCCCATCAAAGTAAGCACTCACTTACAAGTAAGCAACCACTAACCTACCCAGTAAGCACTTACTCACTTCCTGGTCGTGGAGTAAGCACTCACTTACGCTAACGATAATAGATTATCAATAAGCTAATGAGAATGCGTTATCAATAAGAAGGGGTGATGCACCATCTCAGGGAATCACGCCATACGATATTATGTTAAATAAAGCAAACCTATTGATTAGCCTAGATTGATAGATATAAATATAGTGGGAATTAGGGTTTATCCTAATGTTATTTTGTCGGACAGTAACGATAATACAAGCACTAGGACAAAAAAACCTAGTGTTCAATCAATCAACTAATAGGTGTTCACATGAAACAATTTTTCAACTATGAATCTATCCCTAACAATGCTATTTATTTGGGCAGTGAATATGGCGATGGGACAACAAGCGAATCATTAGATGATTCAATCAATGAAGCAATTCACCCTGTTTACTTCAAGGATAATGACGGAGTGCGTCATTACTTTGATTTAATCGAAGGGTAAATTCTAGGGTTTAAGGCATTGTTAATCAGTGCCTTAACACCTAGGGATTTTCCTAGGGTTTTTTGATAGGTGTTCATATGGATAAACAACTGCAACAATTGGAAAGCCTTAACAGGGCAAAAAATGGCGATTCATTATTGAATTACCCTAGCATCATTACTGGATTTATTGCCAAGGGAATAAACCCTAACGACATAATCCCTAGAGAAAATGTGTTTACATACAATGCATGGAAAGCTCTAGGCCGCCAAGTAAACAAGGGTGAACATGGCGTAAAAGTAGTTACATGGATAGATGCCACTGACAAAATCACGGGTTTGCCTACAAAATTGTGTCGTGCATCTACTGTATTTCACATTTCGCAAACTAGCCCTATTCAGTAAACAATAGGTTTATAACCCTTAGAATTCTAGGGGTTATATGCCTAGGGTTTTCCTAGGGATTCAATCAATCATTATTTTATAGGTGTTCAAAATGACAAATCAACAAATCAAAGCATTGCAAAGCATTGCAAAGGGAATCATAGAATCATGCAATATTGACTCATTCGGTGCGCCTAGTGGCATCATCTATTCTGCTTTAATGGGGCATGGGGCAACATTAAATCAGTTTCAATCAATCATGGATACCCTTGTTCGTAGTGGTTTTTTAACACATGATGCCGATTGTCAAACCTATCACGCCACTGATTCAGGCATCGCATGGGCTAACAAAATCCAATAATCGAATACTTTAGGGGTTTTCCCCTATTGTATTCTGTCGGACAAAATCTATCATTCAATCGTCATTCAATCAATGGGAGTTAAGACTATGACAAAAATTAAAGAATTTAAAAATGGCTATGCGACATTCGAAAAATTGTTTCCATCGGGTATGTATCTAATCCAATGCTATATTGGAACAGAATTACATGACAAAATTCGATGCGATGACTATAAGACCGCATTGCAATACTACAAAGCATTTTCCAATATTGCCAAAAATTCGAGGGCTTAATCATGTTCGACAAAATCGACTTTATCGTGCTGGGTGTGTGCGGCTTTGCCGCCATTGTGTTAACTGTCATTCTGATAATTGAAAGGTTTTAAATTCTAGGGTATAGGGTATTGGAAACAGTATCCTATCACCTAGGCATTTTCCTAGGCTTTCAATAGGTGTTAAAAATGAAATTCTCAATTCTCAAAAAAGAACTCAAAGCTATCTCCCGTTTTGCGGCAACAAAAGAACTCCGCTATTACCTTGTAGGGGTTCACATTGTGCAAAATGCACGAGGCACATACTTAGAAGCTACCAATGGTCATATGATGGGCAGATTATTGGTTATGAATGAACCAATGCCAGAAAATAGCATTATTTTGCCATTGGATGCAGTTAAAACCCTTTGCGGCACTGTAAAAAATGGCGATGGCGGATGGTTACATTTTGAAGTTGAAGGCGTGAAAATCAGCGTTATTGATGGCTTAAACACCTATACATTTCAAGCCATTGATGGCACTTTTCCCGATTGTGATCGTGTAGTTCCTTTGGTGCTAAAAAAAGAAGAAGAAGCACCCAGTGGTTATAACCCCGAATATTTGATGGCATTTCAGCAAGCCGCAAACGACATTAAAGGCACTCGCAAAGGCGCAAACCCTACTATTTCACTGATTCAAAGAGGAAATAGCTCAGGAATTGTGAATATCGGTGTTGACAATTCCTGAGCTATTTCCTCTTTGAATC